TTTGGTATAGGGGATTTTCCGTACATCATTTGCACCGCGCTATACAAATGCTGTACCGGAAAATGTTGCCTTAAAACACACTAGTCAATTAAAGCGCACTAGTAATGTTAAGTTTATTGGTGCGGCCTGACGCACCTCACAACGCCAGGCCGCTATATCGAACGGAGGAACTGTGTGGTTGATTACATTGTCATTATATCACAATGCACCGCATATGTCAAGATATTTTTGCATACCAACCGCTATATCCAGCCATAGTAGCGGAAACGTCTATTTGTATCCCGTCGGTGGTCATTGTAATTAAACCAGAATCCACCCAGCGACATACCACTGCGTCAGTGTTTTCTTCATAGACTATACTAAGAATTTTTACATCCGTGATGAACCTATTGGCTGTGGTGATTTCGCCGGTTGCATGACCCATGGGCACTTGATTGTCAACATTATGCCCAACCGTTAATGAAATATGGAAGGTTGTACTGCCGGAAGACGGGATATCCGCAATAGGAATCATAGGCATGCCATTTGAGATATCGAACTGCTTCATTGCTGCGCCACCACTGCTGGAATGCTGATCGACATACTGTTTTGTCGCGGCTTCCTGATCTTTTACCGGAGTTGGCACCATCACGCTCACGGCGTTGCCCATATCTACGGCAGACTTCGCGCCGCCGATTACAACGGAGCCACCGTCCCCCGTATCGATATTCACATGCTGCGCCGCGTGGACATCAACGATAGGTGCCTCCAGGTCGATCGTTCCCTTTCCCGCGGTAATGTCGACGTCCGTCCCGCCGTGCACAAAGACGTTCGTAGTTGCCTGGTACGCCGAACTGCCAGTGTCGTTCACGTTGATGTTCTTCACGGTAGTGTTTCCAGTGATCTTAACGAACTCCGCATTCGCAAGAACATTAATGTTCTGATTCAACAGCGTAAACCCACCAGCAACGACCTGTGTCGCATGCCAAAGATTCCCGGCGTTGTCGACGTAGTATCCTCCAAGCACACCCTTTGGAATAAGGTTCTTGCTAAGAACATTCACCTTAGGTTTGGTATCATCAACAGCGACCGTGATATAACCGCACGTCACACCGTCCACATACTTCTTTGTAGCAGGGTTCTCGTCCTCCACGGGTTCCGCCACTTTGGTTTTTGCGTTGCGCATATCAACATCCTCTTTATCGAACGTAGTTGGACCGTGGATATAGATATCCCCGGTAATAGTTACGGCGCCACCCTCGATATTCACCGCACCGTTTTCGCTGGCCAAGATTTCGACGCCGCTTCCCGCACTAATGTCAACGTGCGTCCCGCCGTGCACCAGGACGTTCGTAGTTGCCTGATATGTCGAACTTCCAGTGTCGTTCACGTTGATGTTTTTCACGTTAGTGTTTCCGGTGGTTCTAACGAATTCCGCGTTCGCAAGAACATTAATGTTCTGATTCTCCAGCGTAAACCCACCAGCAACGACCTGTGTCGCATGCCAAAGGTTACCGGCGTTGTCGACGTAGTATCCACCAAGCTCACCCTTTGGAATAAGGCTCTCGCTATGAACATTCACCGTATTTTTGGTATCATCAACGGCAACCGTGATATAACCGCACGTCACAACGTCGTGCGCGTCCACATACTTCTTTGTAGCCGGGTTCTCGTCCTCCACGGGTTCCGCCACTTTGGTTTTTGCGTTGAGCATATCGACATCCACGTTTCCAAACGTCGTAGGGCCGTTTATTTCAATGTTGCCAGCAATTGCCGTATTGCCCTCAAACACCGCGACACCCGCGCTGGATTTGTCGAGAATGCTAACACCATCGTTTCCAGTGACCAGGACCGTTCCTCCGCTGCGGATTTCAACACCACCCGTAGCATTCACTGCGGCTGTCTGACCGGTCTTAATAACTAACGGATTGTTGCTCTGCACGGTAAATGTGCCATCCGCATTCTTCACCACGGAATTCTGATCGATGAAGAACAACGGCCCCGTAAGCGTACCGCCGCTTGTCTGAATATAATTGCTAGGGTCAACCTTGTCGAGCTGCTTCTGAATGTTGGCAATGTCCTCGTCCTGCTGCTTGATTGCATCAATCATCTTATTGATATAGTCCCTCATCTTGCTTAGCACGTCAAGGTAACTAAGCTCGTCGGAGAAGATCGTCGGAAGAACCGGCAGGCAACAGAATGCTAATTTATTGGGAATATCGCTCATAAAATACCTCCTTACATAATTGCAATGCACCACTGTGACATTGCGTAACTGCGGATATCAGTGCTTTCCGTGTCGGATGCAAGCTTGATTTGCCACGCCTTGCCGCCCGTGGCCGCAATGGGAATCGCGGTAACGCTGATACAATCGTCAAAGCTGATGACTTCAAAACCGCTCTTTTTGACAAGAACAACTCTAAACGTATTGTTCACTGTATCACCACACTTTCATAAACAGGTCTTCGAGTTCTTCGATGATCTGCAGGTCAATGTTGACGAACGTGCTTCGGTATTCTTTCAGGCGCTCCGCAATGGACGCGCCACCATTCACGCCGGAGACATGTTCTAAATATTCGTCCGTACTTTCTGCATTTTCGTTGGACGTGTTAACATTCTGGCTACTCCCCGTTGCCTTGCTAGTTCCGCTGCCTGTTGCATTCCCCGACCCATTGTTGGATACCATTCTAGCGTCCGTAAGATAGCGGTCATTCTGTATGCCAGACAAACCACCCTGCGGAGTATCGCTGTACTTGTTGATTTCGCTCTCCGTGTTCGTGTTCGAGGATTCGGACGTTGTGGAGGAATCAGACGTCGAGGACGTCACACCCTGACTGTCAGTCTGCGTCTGTTTCGTTCCCTTGCCGATTTTCGTTCTTGTGAGATCAACGTCATACAGCGGATTGAACTCCAGCAACTCCGACTTGTACATCTGATTGTAGTACGGCATGATCTCCGACAACTTCTGATTCAGCCGGAGTTTCCAAAGCCCCACGGTTTCCAGTCCAATTTCTTCCGTGTAGTAGGCTTTGAGAATCTTGATTTCAAGGGCAAGCCGGTAATTCTCATCAAAGATAGGCCAGTCTTCGGAGTTGAAGATTTTCGGCGCAGCCGCCTTCACGATTTCGTTAACCTTGCTATACGGCTGTGATTCCTTATAGCCAGCTTCGACCTCGCAGATATAGCGCAGCTGCGTTGTGTATTTACTCATCTTCCCCACCTCCGTCCGGCACATCCATAAAGGATTCCGGCGTCACTTCCTCTCGGTATCTAACGCCGATATCCGTACCGAACATTTTGTTGACGGCATCACAAGCCTGCTCTCTAGCGATCAAGCCGGAGTATCTGCTTGCAATCGTGCCACCCTGATTTGCCTGAATCTCCAGCGTGTTTACGCGTTCCTTCTTGTCAGCGCCGTGATTCGCAATGCCAAGCGATTCAAGGGCATCGTTCCAAATAGTCTGCTTCAGTTGCTGCAGAGCGGGTGCCACTAACGGCGCACCAGTCATCAGCACTTTCACATTATCAGCGATTCCCTTTTTGCCAAATATTACAGGGAAGTTTCCTTCATACTGCTTATAGGCGTTCTTCAGGGAAAGCAGGGTATTTGCGTCGGATTCGATTAGCACCGGCGTTTTCTGTGCTGAAATGTTGACGTCAATCGTCCTGTCGATATCCGCAAGCCGCCTAGCGAACATTCTGCACATATTAAGGGAAGGGCTGTGCAGCATGTTATTATAGCAGATAACCGAGTCTTTGTTCGTTCGCTCTGCGTGATACGTTGACACGGTAGATTTATCCGTTTCGTTGACGGAGCTAACGCCGGGAGTAAACGCCCTGCGCCGGATCGGAATCTTGTACACGTTGAACGGGCCGCTAATGATAACCGGGAGAGCCAGCATGCCGAGGACATCATCGTCAAAGAAAAGCGCAAGGCCATTTTTGAACAAGGTCAACTCAAGGAACCGTGCGTCCACGCTTTCCGGAAGATTGAGCCATTCGTACCGGGATAAGGACATCTCTAGCAGCCGATCATAATAAAAATTGTAGGTCAGCCGATTAAATGAATCAGCCGCCAACCACTTTTTGAAGCTATCACCCATTAACTCACCACCTCACTATGTTCGGGATTCGTTGCGCCGGGGGAGTTGTCGACGGAATAATCTCCGAAATGCTCGGTCGTTTTCCAGAATGTAATTCCCCGGTCATACACTTCACAAATTCGTTTTTCTGCGCTTGCAGGGATTGAACCATCAATAGAGCACCCGTTTGTTTTAACGTAGTTGTAGAATGGCCTTGTCCCGATATTCGGCTTTTTAACGGTGTTCGTGGCATAACCGTATTTGCGGAAATACATATCAACCCGTTCTGCAGCCTCTGCCGTTAGATGACGGATTCCATAATGGAAAGTCATCAAATGCGCAGCTGCTAACAAGTTGTTATTCCCGCCCGGCGTCCCGGAATCCGCCATCGTGGATGCGTCCCATCGACGAGCGGCAGCCCCGACGGCCTGTGTTGCACCCGCGACTGCGCCGACATAATTCTGACTAACGGCAGACATTAACGCCATGAGTGCACCACCGATGAACTGAACAGCGTTAGCGCCGCCCTGCTGAGCTAACCATGCCTTGTATGTGTCGCTAGTCGTACCGCATTGCGGGTATCCGGATAACGTCATGCTTTCCGCGAAATTTCTACCTTGTACCGTTTTGAAATTTTCGGGGACAAGCATAACCGTAGGATTAGGCGAGTAATCCCCGATCAGCTGGAAATATAAATCATTCGAGGAAACGCCCGGCGTGAAAAGCTCCATAGGATAAACCTTTGTATTTCCGGTGTTGTTAGTCACCCACAAACCCCAGTACGGGTTTGTGTATAACTTCTTGCACTGCGGCGTGTAACTTTTCCGCACACCAGCCGTTGCAGATTCAAACGCCTCATTGTAATGCCGTAAGAATTGCAAGCGGTAGTTTTTAACTGTAGATAATGTGTCGGGTACAACTGCGCCAATTTGTGCGAATAGTTCGGGCACAAGCCCAAATGCCACAATTGAATTGGCATCCACACCTGCACCGGATAAATACGAACGGAAGGTATTCAAGCCTTGTTCTGTGAACGGCTGAGCATAGGCCCACAGCATTGTAGGCAAGCCACTGACAACGTGCGTGCTTGTACCATCAGCCCACCACGCCATCATCCACAAACTAGATAACTTTGTTGGGACTGTTGCACCGCTGAAGGTGTAGCTGACTTCGTCATAATAGCTGATCGTGTATTCATCAAAGCTAACAGGCTCCGGAACTAGGTTCTCGCCGATGTTATCAGTCAGCGGATGCTCACGTTCCACAAAAACGTCCCGGATTTCGTAATCACCCAACCACGTCTGAATGACATCGATTTCATAGGTAATCGTGGACGTGTTGTTGTTTACGTATTCCACGTCCGTGATGAACGCATAAAATTTCTTTATGTTACCTGCAGAATCCTTGAAGTTTGTATTCTGGAAAATCAGGTAATTGCAATCGTATAGATTCTCTACAGGCAACTCGACCTGAATTCTACCGGCGCCGTATCTTTGGTAACTCTGTGCATTGAGCGTGTACTTGAACCACTTGCTGAACGTTGTGAACTGATCCGCCTTGCTCCCGAAATACATTGTATTCTTGTAGTCCGGTTCACACGGGCAATCCTTGATAATATAAATCGTGGTATTCGGCACGACATATTCAGCCATTTTGTCACCACCTTTATAATGATTGGAGGGGCAATGCCCCTCCGTTTACTGTTTGACGAGCGTCAGCGTACTGTCGAGCACGACCGTGTTGTCAAGGCCGTTAGCCAGCTTGTATGTTTCGCCTGCCATCGTGGCAACCACGTCATACTTATAGCTTGCAGTCTGCGCGGACTGCGGCAAGATAATCGCACCGTAAGGATGCACGGCAACCAGCGCCTTAGTCATCTGCTCCGTCTGCACCAGCTGGAAATTCGATGCCTGCAGTCTTGCCGAATCGGCGCCAGTCAGCGTGTACACCTTGTTACCAGCCTCATCCTGCGAGTATCCGGTAACCGTCAGAACGACATTCGCCGGGGCGGAAATCGTCGCGCCATCGTCAACGAACGCTACGGCGTTGCTGAACGGGGAGCTGGAGACGATCTCCCATCGGTTGTAGAAATAGTTGTTGTACAGGCCGCTGCCAACGTAAGCCTCCGACATCTCATTCAGCGTGTCGTAAATCTGGAACCATTCCTGATCTACGAGAATCGCCTTTACGTCAGCCATCAGGCCGAGTTCTGCAGCGGTAACTTCTTCGATGTTTGTACCAGCCGCGCGGATATCAGCAAAGCGGTCGTTGTCGAATGTGGTGAAATCGTCGATGAGAACGAGCCTGCCGAGGAAATCCGCCTTTTCCATGTGGAACGCCGCCGCAAGAACTTCGACGTCGAACTTCGCGTTATACTGCGCATCCATGAAAATGTACTGATCTTCACGGGGGGTGACCGTAGTCACGCCAGCCGCATTGTAGTCGTTTTTCATGAACGTCAGCATATTGGACGTGCCACGGAATGCGGTTGCTGCGTTCTTAGAATCAGCCGCGTCGAACGCGACGGGCTTCATCTTGCCATGCGAAACGGCCTTGATGAGCAGGTACTTGACGAGCAGGAAATCATCATATTCGGCGGCACGGATAACGCTGTCGATGATTCTGGAAATCAGGTCCTCAACACCGGAAATCGAGGTGAACGCCTGTCGGAGGTCTTCGCGCTGAACCGTGACCGGATACTGCACTTTCCAGTTGATAAGATGGAATGCGGACCGGACGTCCGGGATCGTGCGCTTGAGTTCGCGGGAAGCCGCCTTCTCAGGGGAGAAGTCACGCGCTTTTGCGATCTGCACGAACACTTCCTCGACCGTCTCGCCGGTTTCAAGGAACCCTTTCTTGAACATCCGGTACGGGTTGTTGAACGTGGCGGACCGGATTCGGACAAGAGCGATCTGATTGACAAGGGCGCTCAGGAATTCGTTGGCAAGATTCGGGTAGCCGAAGAAGACGTCACCAACCTGTCGGACGTCATAGTTGGTTGCGACTTCAGGAACCTGATCCTGATACTGAGCGGACGCATTCGCACGGATGGTATTCAGAATATCAATCGTGGATGCGTTCAGGGTGGACACTGCGATTTTTCTAGGCATTAAATCATTCCTTTCATAAAATTATTCAGTCTTGAACAAGTCCGCGTAAGTCCTGTGTTTCGGTTCCGGGTCAGTGTCCGGTTCCGGGTCAAGCTTATCGGGCGGATTGTAAAAGGTGTCTCTGTATTTCTGTCTCCATTTCTTATCGTTGTCTGCAAGCTGCTGCTTGTAGTCAACATTCTCAGCGCCTGCATCAAGAGTGTCGGAGACATCTTGCAGAAATGCAAGCGTATCGTCGGAAGTATCATCATTCGGAATGAATTTCTTCAAGCCGTCAAGAACTTCCTGCTTTGTTTTGATTGCCACAGTGTTACCTCCTCATGTCCAAGCATTCATGGGCATCCAGATTTTCAGTTTTCGGGTCGACGGTGTAGGCGTGGGAGGATGCCCCGTGAAATATTCGTACCAGTAAGCGGCGTTGTCGCAGCGGTACCGATATGAACTCGCGGCGGCCCAGTCAGCGGGTTTTTCGTAGCACAACTCAAATGCGCCTGTAAGGTTATCAAGCGTAATTTGGCTACCACCCACATAGCCCAGTTTGAACTGTTCGAATGTGATATAGTAGAAATTGCGGATATCAACCCCTATTTCAGTGAAATTATCATTGTAATAGTCGAAATGCCCATGGGACCAATTCTGCGGAATCGTGTCCCGCATATAGGCCGTCTGAGCGGCGCCGTCCAGTGGACTGCCGGGACGATCTGCGAAATTAGGCTTATATCCGTCCGCTGCGTATTTGGTTGAGTTGGTGCTGTTAATGTAGGTATTTGGCGGGGTAAAGCCCGGAATTCCGTAGCCATGTTTATCCGACGTTGCCCACTCAGAGAACTGTGCTACCGTCGGGATATTATCACCCTCCCAACGCCAAGGGTTCAACCCCGATTCACCGGCGCCATTTCCAAGCATAGCAGCGATAGCCCCGATCGACCAACCAGCCGCCGCCATAATGTTCGCCATCTCTGTGGCGTTTTCCAGCCCTTCAGTGCTTGTGCGGGAATAATCCCCCGTGGCTTTCGCATGCCATGCCAAGCCTTTTCACCACCTTTCTTTTACGGGTTCGATTTCACAACGAACGCCGGATAACCTGCCGCGATCAGCTTTTCTTTCATAGCCTCCGCATAATCGCGATTTTTGAATGCCCCGACCTGTACACGGTAGATTCCCAGTTTGCCGGGGGTATCGCCCTCTTTGTACTTCACGCCAAAGCAGTCACACACCCCTCTTGCAATGGCGTCCGCAATCACGTCGAGATTGTGAACGATCCAGTTTGCTACCATAGGCACGTCGTGGAAGTCGACCTCGACATAAACCGTAGGCGCGTGCGGCGCGTGGATTTCGTAGAGCTGCGGCTGCGCGGAAATGTTGGAACTAGTGCCGGGAGTAACGGCGTCGAGCTGATTGAAAATCTTCTTGCTATACTCATAACCGAGCTGACCTTCAACAGTTCGCATACACATTACTCGAGTGCCGGACACTGTACCATTAAAAGCATTGCTGTGAAGCGGAAGGTGCAGGTCTGCTCCCCATGCGTCAGATTGATTACACTTGTTTGCCAAAGTGCTCCGATGCACGATCTTTACCTCAAATCCGCACCGCTGAAGGATCGGAGCCAGCTTTTCCGCAAGCAAACCCATTTGTTCACCTTCGTTCGTGCTGCCTCCGGCGTAAGTGTTTTCAAACTGGTCGGACGGACTAAGAAAAATCTTTTTAGCCATTGTCGAGCTTATCAACGAGCTGCTGCATCACCAGAGTGTTATTCTGGATTGCTTTGGCGAGTTCGGAGATTTCGTCCTTGTGCTTCTCCTGAATGACCTTGATATACCAAAAGCACATCAGGGAAACACAAATAGGAAATCCGACCTGCGTGATAATGTTAAGAACGGTCTGAACGTTAATAGCCTTTCACCTCCTTTAATGAAATCCTACTATCATTATATCACACGCGTGCGATTTGTCAATTGACAAAAGGCGAGAATGTGGTATAATAATTATAGGTGGTGTATTTGGATGGCTTACTACGACGGGACAAAACTGCTATCTATGCAGGATATCAACGGCAAACGTCCTGAAATCTATATGTGCACGACGAACCGAACCGGCGGTAAAACCTGCTATTTTTCCGGCATGCTTGTGCGTCGCTTTAAAAAGACACGTGAAAAATTTATGCTCGTCTATCGGTACAAATATGAACTGGAAGATTGCGCAGATAAATTTTTTAAAGACATCAGAGGCATTTGGTTCCCGACCGACAATATGACGTCAAAGCCTATGGCTGTTTTTAAAAAACTTTTCTTGAATGACGTGGAATGCGGATATGCGGTATCTGTCAATCAGGCGGAAGCTGTCAAGAAATATGCACACTTGTTTTCTGATACCGGGTCTATGTTCATGGATGAGTTTCAAAGTGAAACAAACACGTATGTCCCGAATGAAGTGAAAAAGTTTATTTCCATTCACGCTTCTGTTGCACGTGGGCAGGGCGAACAAGTCCGTTATGTTCCGGTTTACATGTGCGGGAACCCGGTTAGCTTGCTCAATCCGTATTATATCGAATTGGGCATCTCCGAACGCCTCCGAAAGGAAACGCGTTTCCTGAAGGGCGACGGCTTTGTGTTGGAGCAGGGCTATGTCGATTCTGCTGCGGAAGCCCAAAAGGGGAGTGCATTCAATCGCGCATTTGCAAAGAACGACTATGTCGCCTATGCCGGTCAGGGCGTTTACCTGAATGACAACGTCGCATTTATCGGCAGACCGGAGGGCGTTAACAGGTATATCGCAACGCTCCGGTATTGCGGGAAGAATTACGCGATCCGGGAATATCCACATCTAGGCTTTATGTACTGTGATGACAAAGCAGATGATTATTACCCGGTACGCATCACTGTAACAACGGAGGATCATGAAGTTAATTATGTGATGCTCAGGCGTTCCGACGCAATGCTTAGCCAGTTCCGATATTTCTTTGAGCTAGGCGCCTTTCGTTTCAAGAATTTGTCTTGCAAGGAAGCCGTCCTCAAAGCGCTTGCATATTAAATAGGTATCACCGGAGACTATACGCTCTGCTCTGCCCGGATCACACGGCTGAAATTACGCCGCCGGGACAGTTACGGATATCGTGAATCCCTTTGTGTAACTCTCCGATTTTGATACGGCTCCCACTTATGTGGGAGCCTTATTTTATTGAATCGTTATTAGGTCGCAGATCACTTTATCGAGCATATCAAAGCAATGTACGATCTGCGCGATTGGCGCGAGATTCTTAGTGCATCCAGATGTTAATGATAACATATAAGCGTCTTTGATACATTTTCGGATTTCTTCAAGTCTCCTAATGAGTTCGTCATTGTTCATAGTCATACATCCTTATTCATCTTCCCTTTCTAAATCCCGCAGGATTCCACGGATGAACTGCATGGCCATAGTCGTAAAACCGGCGGCTTGAAACATGTCTCCACTGAATACCATCATGTTAGCTCCATTGATTGCTTTTCGTAGTTCGTCCAGCCTCTCGCGCAACTCCATTTTATTCATCTTCAATGCTCCTTTTCGCATAGTTGCACAGAGTACGTGCAATCAGTTCCAGAACGTCGTTGGCATCCCAGCAGACAACAGCGGCAATTGCCTGTGCTTCTGCGATCGTTCTGGTGCAACTTGCAAGCACGTTGCGCTTCAGCGTTTCCATTTTCTCTGCTCTGATTTCCTCCACAGTTTTCACACCGTTGCCCTTTACAATCTTCACCTTCATTGTTATACCCCCTTAATATATTCAGCCCGAATTTCTTTATAGCTCTTCATTTCCAAAGTGGTCATACTTGTTACGTAGTTCAGCAAGTCGTACCAAAATGGAAACTGATGCTCCAATTCACTCCCGTCTTTGCATACGACGGTTAGCTTAAACTGCATTCGCACGGCGCTTCACCTCCATCTGTTGCCGCAAAATGCATTTTTTAACGGTTTCATCGTCAAGCCCTAGGCATTCGCATAAAAAGTAATACCATTCGGACTTAAAAAACTGTGCGATCTCTGTACGATTATGCAAACGAGCATACATAGACTTGTTACCGCGCTCTTTACTTCGAGGTTTCAACTCTTTGCTGCAGCGGACGTAGTCTTGCACGCCTACCTGAATAATCGCAACGGCTAGACGCTTAGCCTCCATGTCTGTCATTGTTATCACCTCATTTCATATGTTGTCGCGCACAACAGCACACCGCCGGGGATAGTTCTTGGGAGCAGCTTGCCGGGGACGGTTAAGCCTAGTTTAAAATCCGTGATCTCTCGTTTCTCACGCAAGAAGGCAAGCTCTTCAGGTCGGTACTCACTTTCGGGATCATCTTCCGTTGGCTTCCATCCCTCAACGGATTTCAAAAACAGCTCTTTGCAATGTTTCGGCATCCCAGCGCATTTCACGTCATAAAATGGCTCCGTTATGAGTTCGCCATCCTCGGACGTGACGTGTTCTACGTAGGTTTTCTGCCGGACAAATAGCCCCATATCCCATCCGCTTTCCAGCTTCCAGCAACAAAAATCACGGTCGTGGATTTTCATGCCGCGAACGGCGTCGCGCGGGATATCCATGTGACAACTGTCGGTATCCGCATAGATAAAACCCGGCTCGTCTGGTCCGTAATAGTTGGCCTGCGCCGCCCGAATTGTGAAACAGCGGGCATAACTTGTGATAGCTGCGCCTACGGGAATATACCCCGGCTTTTTGTCGTGGGCCTCTACGATGGTATACCCGATACTGCGATCCGGTTTCTGGTATGCGACCTTGAAACTACTATCATCTCCAGCAGCTAACTTGCCATACAGGTTATTAAGGTACAATTTAGCTAGGGTACGTTTCGCACCTTTTGATTCTTTTTTGATTTTGGCGTACTTGTCGATGTAATCATCAAACAAGCCCTTTGCCGCGGTAAAATAGCAGCCGTCGAGAATCTCAAAATCCGTTAACTCGTAATGCTCTTGCAGCAGACGGAAATCCATCTCTGTAAGCGTCAACTCTACAATAGCTTTCCGGCGTTCCCCGTCGGGTGTTGTTATCCATTCACACATTTCCCCTGTTCTGCGGTCGTACACGTCTGATGTTTTTAGGGATTCTGTGCCACGATACCAGAAATTGCCTTTAATCTGCACAAACGGCAGCTTATCAGGCTTTATCCGAAATCGCGTGCGGATTCTCACATAAAAGAAACTGTAGCTTGCTTTTGCTTCTGGTGGTATGAGATCCCCCCGCCAAAAGGTCGGCATGCCTATAGGGTATTTGTTTCCGCTCATGCTATGCATCATGGATGGGTACAATGAATTTACGTCTGCCGTCGTGCCGTTATGATAAACGATATTACGCTTTTCCGGTACGACATAGCACCAGCCGCCACGGTATGCTTTGCGGATATAGGCGTCCATCGTCTTAGCGCCGTATACTTCGGGTAGCGTCTCTGCCGTCAAGTCCGGGAACCACTTTTTATAAAAGGGATAGCCGACTATTTTTTGATACTCAGACAAGCAGCAGCTTCCAATCGTGAGTTTCAAGTGCCCATCAGCGACCATGATTTCAAGTGCTTCCTTTACAACTAGCACGTCATTTGCGATATATTCACGTTCTTTCGGTGTGATCTCGCAACCGGGGTAACGGAAGCCCTCATACTCCATGTCTAATTTTTGGTGGGCCGTGCCGAAACTCTTGCCGATCTCTTTGACAGAGAAGGGGAGGAGCTTTAGGCTGTCCCGAAATTCTATGTATCTGCCGTCAATTTTGACACAGATTGTATACCATGCGCCCATGTCAGAAATGCTATATCTGATTGTACCGTTTTCCATGTCTTTTTGTCTCTGAAAACGAACCTGCTGCACCTCTTCTACATCATCAACTGCTTGCTTGTACCCGGCTTGAATCAATAGGAAGTCTAGCCAAAAAGCACCATCAAACTTTAAGTTATGAAAATAGCAGACGATATCCCCGGCTATCTTACGCAAACCTGCCCAGCAGTCCGCAATGCTGTGATAGATTTCAACCGACTCTGTAAACAACGGGACAATGGCAGCCGCCCAAACGGCGGTATCTTTTTGCCCCTCATAGACGGTTGTCTCAAAGTCCCCGACCAAAAAGGTCTTAGCCCGGCTTTTCAAACGGCATCACACCACCGCCCCTTAAAAAGTCATCCATGCTAATGACACCACCCTGCACCCTTATCATATCACCGGCGCCTGTCGTGATCTCAAGCGTCGTGTCAACCGGTGCTCCGCGCTCCGCGTCATAGTAGCCACTAGACATACCTCGCACGGCGTATTCATTGCTAAAACTTGAGCCGTCAGCAGCCGTATAATACTCGGCTTCTTCAGCAAGCGTTTCAGCTTTACCCGGTGAGTAATCCGAAAGAGTTGCGTCTTTGCCCATAATGAGCCGCACAAAGCGATTCAGATTAAATCGTGCTTCTTCAGTCGTATGATAGTATTTGTAGAGCATCTCGTCGATGATCTCTTGAAGCTCTACACCATTGTTTTGGATTCTTCTAGCTAACTCCGCTGCACCTAATTCTGATTCCGCCGCGTTCAAAACGCGTTCGAAAAAATTGTGGTATTGAATTGCAGTTTGTTTTGCAACATCGTCCCAACGATAGGACGGAGTAAATGCAATTAGTGGGTCTTTTAGATTGTCGATGATATTTTGATAACCGGCTGCGCGTGCTTCCTGACGCGATTGTTCTGCTTCCCGCTTCGCTACTGCCTTCTGCGCTGCTTTGGATGCTCGGCGTTCGGCTGCGCGCTCGGCTTGTGCGTCGCGCCGGGCTTCCGCGCGTGCCATGCGTTTATACGCTGCACGCATAGCAGCTTGATAATTCTGCTTTTTGCCGCCAACTGTAATCTCTCCGGATTTTGTCGGCATCCACTTTCCGCCACGCTGCGGAGACGCCGGGACTTGTTTGCCGCTATCATCCGTGTAGTATGCGCGGCTATACAGTTTTTCCGGAGTCAGCTTCTTCAGGCGCTCAACGTCTCTTTTTGTTGGCGTTGGTTTTTTCTCCGGAATATCGGTTAAAAACGTGAACCCGCGCTTTTCGGCTGCGCGCATAAAGCGTTCAATGCGGCGCAACTCTTTGTTGTATGGTGCCAAATTTTTCGGCGGTTTCGGAGTTGCCATATCATCACTCCCTTATTTAGGATTAGGCCCGGCTGTTACACCGGGCCTTGTGGATTTACTGTGCGTCAGGGTCGACAGGCATGACGCAATCGGCAAAAGCGGTCGAGAAAGTGGGCTTTTCGCGGGTCAGAGAACATGTAATGAAATCCTTGCCCTTGTAATTGTTGCTGGCTTTTCTGTAGACCTTAATGTTGAAGCCGCTAGTGATCCCGGCATCGCTCAGCTCGGCAACAATGTTTTCCAGCTCGCGGCGGAACGTCGCCCCACCACACACGAACTTGCGACCCTCCGGATCGATCACAACGCACTTTTCATAGTCTTTGTCTTCGGACTTCTCGTTGTGGATACCAAGGATCAAGTGCTTTTCGTACTCGATCACGACCGGCCCCTGCTGCGTCGCATCGTCAAGGGGAATCGCATCCCCCAAATCCTTGCACATGACGCGCTCGTAGGCATCAAATTCCCCATTAGATTCGAGGATCTTGCAGTAGTAATTCTGGTTAGCCATAATGTTTTTCCTTTCTGCTAGTTTATTGAGATAGCCGCTCTGTTATTATGTAAAGTGGTCAGCCACGTTTACACTTGTTTAAGTATCCGTTACACTTTGTTTATTGCCGTCACGGCAATCATAAATCACAGCGTGGGCGACAAAAGCCGCGATGCCCATGCGGTAGATATGCGTTTCCGGCGCACTGACTTTTACCACACGAAGCGGCTGAATGTGCGGCGGGAGCTGCGGACGAATCACGCGCAGGCGCTCAAGGTCGGTTTTACTCCCGGCCGGAATTGTAACAGTCAGAGCTTGCACCCTGCCGCTTTGTTCGTTTGCTGCGCTGATCGTCACGTCTTCAGTGACGATCGTGCGCGTTATGGACGGTTTGCGGGACATTAGGCCCCACCCCTTTCTAGCATCCCAATCAGCAGGGCCGCGAAAAATGTCGCGGCACCTCCAATGATCAGGATTTGCACTAACACCTGCTTTAAGGTGTCAAAGAACAGCATGATCCCTAAAGTCGGGGCATAATTGCTGAATACTTCAGATATCGCGGTCAACAGTCCGATACCTGCAAGGCCTACAACGGCCCATAAAATAACGTTCATTTTTCGGCCCTCCTTCAGTTAATAAACATCCACCCACTTTGTGCGGGCCGTACCCCAGTTATATTCACCAATGGCGGCAAGCTCCACGCGGCCGTCAAGCAGCCGAATATAAATACACGGGACTGTCAGCCGCCCGTTAAAGTAACGGTTGCGTGTTGCCCACGCTTTCGCCGCCTTGAGACTGTCCGTCTCAAATAACGGAGAATCCATTTCCTGACCTTCAATTGCTACAATATAAGTTTTCATTACTGTTTACTCCTTTTCGTTTTTGTTTTCGGCCTACCTCGTCAGCGCGTCGTGGCCATTCGACGCGGACGCCCGGAACGGGCGTTTCGGCTATTAAAATTCGAACAATCCAGCCCGTTCCATTGCATAGGCGATTTCGTCCAGAAGGTTGTCATCACATTCAACCATAGGCACATGTGCGGCCCTTGCCACAAATTCGTGAATTTCGTCATCTGTCCACCCTTTGCGCTTTAATCCGTTGGCCTCTGCTGCTAACGCTTTCATGTACGTGTTAATGTTTTCAACCGTCCAAGTCATTGTTTTAGTCTCCTTTTCGTTTATGTTTTTGTGTTTGTTTTGCTGGGCTACGCCCATATTATAACCGGTTTTCCAAACTTTGTCAATACCCGTAACGCGTCATTTACAAAAAATTTTTGAAAAAATCTCAAAATCGGCATTGTATCACGCGGCGGATGTGATACAATATAATTGTAGTTGACTGTATCAGCGTTGCAACGGACAGTCACCCCGGCAGGCAGCCGGACTAAATATAACGTGACATCTCCGTAATGTAACATTAGTATTATTAAATGTACACATATAAAATAGAATCTCGGTATATAAAATGACGCACTTAGTACACCATTTGTACCGTAGTGGGGAAAATCATGTACCGAGAAATGCCTATACCAAAG